AGTTAATCTGATTATGATTATACACCTCAGTATCATCTACTATCTGTTTCTTTATCTCTCCGATAAAGTCTACATTTGCATTTTCCAACTTGTAGTAGAAAACATTTGGAAAATAATCATTTAATAGGATAGAAACACTTGCTGAGGTATCTATTCCAACTTTTCCTTTTCTTACAATCTCAAAATTATTCGTTGTTCCTGTAGCTTCGAATGAATATTTAAATTCAGGGTCATAATAAAAGTTTAACTTGAATGCGGAATAATTCGTAGAACCATTTATAGAAGATAATGATGAGTCTGAAAGGTCAAATCTAATGGTTTTATTTTTATATACACCAATTTGTGGATTGATTGGTGATATTGTTCCCGAAGAAACGCTTGTGATATCAATATAATTTGGAATATTTAAATTTAGATCATATTTTGTTTCGCATAATCTAATCTTATCCTTAGTATAATATAAAACATAGTAAATAGATTCATTTATAAGTCCACCAGATGGTGATGAAGAACTATAAATGACTTTATCACCCGTTCTAAGACCATGATTTTGTATGTAAATAGTATCATCCGATACATTTACATCTCCAGTAGTAAATGATTTTGTATCAATTACTACTCTCCTATTAATATCATTATATTTGATAGTGATAACTTCTTCATTTTTTGGAACCGCAACAAAATCAATTGAATCTCCTTCCGAGAGTCCGTGAGTTGAAGCTGTAGAAACCGTTATCACATTTTTAGAAATTTCACCAAGAATAGAATTATTTTTAGTTTTAAAACTATGGTATGATCCTGTTCCGAAGTTGTTGAAGAATAAAAGCGCACTGGAACTAGTAGATCCAATTCCAATAAATGTTCCTTCAGTACTCAATCCTATTTTAACTGTAGAAACCCCAATAAAGTCATTTGATATGTTGGCAACATATAAATCTTGAGATTGTGAAAGTGCAAAATATGATGATCCATTAAAAACTAATATCTCTGAACCTCCATTTGTGGAGTAAGTTACCTTCTCTCCCGTCTTTAACTGGTGGTTTGGTAGATAAATTGACTGTGCAGGAATGAATAGTTGAGTAACCCCAATTCCAGGAGAAGAAAATACTACAGTGGTTCCAACACCAACTGCTGTTGTTGATCCTATTCCTACAGATTCCTTAGGTTCAAAATAAATTTCTCTATTTACATTGTAACTGTAATCTGTTTTGAATCCGGTGCTTATTCTGAACTTGCGAGGATCTTCAAAAAGAACAGTAGATGCAGTATATGCAGAACTCACTGTTGAGTCATACTCTCTCAGAACTCTAATTCTGTTAGATTTTTTATCTACATTTAGAACTTTTACCTTTTCTTGAGTTCCAATACCAAGAATATCATTCTCTCTAATATATGGAAAATCTAAAAGACCAGAAACATAGAAATAAGTTGTTAATCCAGTTATTCCTGTAGTTTGAATCCCAAGAGTCGTAATAAAGTTGTCTGTTCTTATTCCTATAATATAAGATCCTTCAATATTTGAAAAATATGTGTTAAGGCCAGAAACATTTACAGTTTCCAAATTTTTAAGACTATGTGGCAAAGTTGCAAATCCAATAATCTCTCCAACTCCTGAAGAAGTTGCAAATTCAACAGAAGAGAATGATGTTGTAGATGCGCTAACATTTGTTACATCTTTTCCAAATATTCTTTCGACCTTGGAAGATGCATTTGAACCTCCTGTGCCGGAGTTATCAAAAACTAAAATATCACCTACTTTGTAGTTTGATCCTCCAGTTAAAATGCCGATAGATTCTATAGATCCAGAAGAAGCAAAATTTACATTTACTGTTTGATTTTTTACTTTATCTGGGTCAAAAATATAATCATAAGAACTATTTGAAGTTGTCAACTTATAATTTGTGGTATTTCTAAACCAATCGGAATTATTCAGATCATACTCATTTTGATTTGATTGTTTCTTGAAATTAAATTCATTTGGTCGAGAGTAGAAAGAATTTCCAATAAAATATGGGAAAATGGGTCTTCTATTTCCCTTAAAAGGTCCATCACTATCATTTGAGTTTGGATTAATTGTGGAAAAATATGCATAAACTCCATTTGGATAATCTGGAGTAACACAAAATCTACCGTTATGAATATCCAGATCACCATTTCCTTTGAATTCATAATCTTCATTGAAAAATCCTTGTGGAAAATATGCAAAAGAAGGTCTATTTTCCTTTGTTACCAATTCATATCCAGAAAGCATTGCTTTAACTGATCCTCCAGTTGGTGTAGAATATCCATAAGGACCATAAATTGGATTTCCATCATAAGACCAACCAATTATTGGTGAATGATATGCAGAAGATACTTCCTCATTAGCAACTTTTCTTAAATCTGTAATTCCATATAATGTTAGATTCTCACCATCACTCCGCGACTTTGCATACACAGATTCTCTGAGTTTTCTTGGAGCATATAAGTGACAATATTGCAATCCATAATCATCTCTATCAGATAAAGTAACTACTCCATCATCTTGTGTTACTGTATTGAAGTATTTTTGGAATAAATTGACAGTCCAAGCCTGCAAATTGGCAAAAAATCTACAATTGAACCCTGAAGGAAGAACATCAATTGAAGTTCCATCAACATATCCTATTCCACCAGAAAGTACTTTTACCTCAACTAACTCTCCGTTTTCTATAACAGGAACAAGTTTAGCATAATTTCCACTTCCATTGATTACAAGATTGGGTGGACTATTATATCCAGAACCTCTCTTAACGACTAATACTTCAGATATTCTATTGTTCTCAGTAACAACAGTGACCTGCGCTCCAGATCCACTTCTCAAAGAAAATATTGGTTGTCTATTATAATTAATTATCTCTTCGGATCCATAATTAGATCCATTATCGGTTAAATGTACAGATTCAATTCCACCTCTAAAGATCGGTTGAACTTTTGCTGAAAAATCTTGATTTGAAAGTGTGGAAACTCCAATATTTCCATTAATAGTTACTATGATTTGAGGATAATTGAAAGAATGGAGTCCAGACCCAACAGAATTTAACTTAATATATTGCTCAGTATCGAGATAATATGATTTAGATACTGTTCCTAGGCCAACCGGAGCAAGTTTAAATGAATTATTATCTACTTTTTTTACTAAGTAGTTTGAACTTGTGCTTAAACCACCAACAACCGTACCTGTAGTTGAATAAACAACTTCTTCACCTGTATTATATTGGTGCGAAGTTATGTTTATTGTTCCAATAGATGTATTAATACCTGAAGAAGATGTGGTTCTTTCTTTATTTTCATATCCATTACCACTATTTGTTACTATAATATCGGATATTATTTTTTTTCTAATCGCAGATTTAAATCTATGGATACCTACTCCATAATCGTTAATATTTACAGTGTTAATTCCTGTTATAGCCTCACTTTCTTTAGCATGTAATTTGATATTAAATCCATCAATAACTGAAACAAAATAAGATGCTTCGGTTGTAAGTCCAACAACACCAGTTTGTCCGTCCGTAAGATAAATTACTCTTTCATAATCTCTAAATTTATGATAAGTAGAAAATCCAATCGTATCAGTAAACAAGTTAACATTGGAAGATGTTGAACTTGCATTGAAATATACATTATGCTCCACCAAAGTCATATTCACTTCAGCAGATGCATCTTTGCCATTACCACCAAGAATATTAATAGTAGGTGTATTTACATAATCAAATCCAGAATCTAAAATTTGAATGTTTTTTAGATTTCCTTTTACTGCACAAATTCCTGTGGCACCAACACCTTGATAATCAATGATATCCAAACTTGGTGGATTTAAAACATCATAATCCTCTCCTGGAGAAGTTACATCAATACTATCAATTTGTCCATAAAATAGTGTTTCTGATGATTTGTAGTTTAAAATCTCAACGCCATTGACTAAAATTCCTACTTTTCCTGGGAAAGTTTGATAATTTCCACTTTTATTGATCGGATGCTTTATTTCTCTAAAAATGTTCTGAGATCTAAGATTTTTTTCAAAAAAGTCATAATATTCTATGGTATTAGACTCTACAGTGCCACTTACCGAAATCAATTTATTTTCGAATAAATCTGAAGGACTCTTTGCTAAACTTATTTTAGTTGCATCAACTCGCTTTACATAATATAAACCTTCTTCTAATTCTGGGAATTTGCTGACAATGACTCTATCTATAAATTCTTCTCCACCTCCAGCAGTTATTAAATTCTCTTCAATTTGTGGAGAATAATAAACTTTGTCTCCTGTGAAAAATCCATGATCTTTAATATCACTATTATCTGGAATAATTTGTAAAACTTCTCCACTAAATTCTCCAGATATAGTAATTTTTTTATTATATGGATTTAAAACTTGATCATAATAAAATGGTATCGATTGAGAAGCTACTAAAATTTCATCAGAAAAATTAGTATAAGTGTTCTGAACATTTGCAGTTTCTACATTTAATTGTGGATATTTTGTAGAATTTGTTTTTTTAATGTACCTATTTAAGATATAAGATTTATTTGAACTTAATTGTCCTTGCCCTGTGATTGAAATTGTAAATTCATCCAAAACATCAACAACAGTTGCGTTCTTTTCTACTGAAGAACTATCGGTTATTTTAAGATCATCTCCAATTCTGAAATTATGAGGATCAAATAAAACAATATTGTAAGTGAAGTTGGAATTGTCAATTAATAACGTATTTTTAACTTTATATGTATTTGAAATGTTATCAATCCAGTCATTTCTTCTGGTTGTAGCTGAAGATATTCCTAAGGACTTTATTCTGATAGTGTCATTTTTTGAAAACAGATATGTATTATCCGGAATTACAATTTCATTAAGGACAGACCCAATTCTGACTCTTATTTGATTTTCTGTTCCTATTCCAGAATAACCATATGCATAAACATCCAATCTAATTTCAGTTGATGGAAGTATAATCGAATCTACTCCAGTTACATTATAAAATTGTGTAGTCGATTTTCCATCGTAATTTAAAACTAACTCTGTTCCATCGGAGTTTTTAGTAATTAATACTCCAGTTTGTGGAAATCCAACTGTAGAGTCAACATCAATGACAGTAGATCCCGATGGTGCTTGAGTAACTACTCTCGTTTTAGGATGTAAAGAAAAATTTCCGTATAAAGTACCATCTAATACTAGATCTTTATTGTAGTCAGAGTCAAAACTTAACTTGAAGTACTCTTTTCCACCGATAAAAATTTTCTCAACATTTGTTATCGATGCATATGAATTTTCTATGCCATAATTTTCATATGTATCTTGATATAATGTACTGTTTAAAAGATCTAATGGATTTCCAGAGATAGATTCTACAACTAAATCCTTTGTTCTTCTGTATCCAGCATCAGATGGTTTAAATAGATAATCTCTCGGTTTAATTACCTCAACTTTTTCTCCATAAAGAGCTGAGAAAAGAATCTTAAATGATTCGTCAGTTCCTTTTGACGAGTAAAAATCTTTAGACTGTTTTATGAAAAGATTTTGATCCAAACCTGCACTGAGATTTCTTTCGGAAAATCCAGGAATAAACTGATACTTGATTTTCTTTAAAAATTCTTGTAAGAATAATCCACTTAGATTTTGAATTACAGTACCAGAACTGTGATCACTTGCTACTGAAGATGAGAAAACAAGTTCATCGGGATTATTTGTCTTCGAGTATGAGGTTACACCACTAAATCCGCGAATACAACCTTCAAAGGTAGTATTTGTCTTACTTGTATATGTAATAATCTCATCATTTATTTTTATTATTCCATAACGATCAGGAAATCCTTTTGTAAAGGTGTCAGGAGAAGTTGCAATAGATGTATCAGAAAAAGATATATCATTTAACAATACAGTAGATTCTACTGATTGGAAAATGTTATCTAACTTTGTATATTCATCAATATTTTGAATCAAATCATAAGATCCACCTTGATATTCTTGTGATATGTAATACTGCTTTAAAAATTCTACAAGAAGTGGTGACTCTTCCGCAATAAAATTGGGAATCTGATTTTCAATAATAGATTGAATTTTTACTCTAGTTTCTGACATATCTTATCTTATATAAATTCCGTTTGAGTAACTTGATGAAACTGTGTAGTTGGTTCCAGAAATGTCTGAACCGGATTCTATGGTATCTGAAACCATATTAATTAATGTGTTATTAATATCTAGTTGCAAATAAAGATCCTGTAATCCGATTACATCATTTGAATAAGGAGCTATAGATATTTCTATAATAGGTGTTCCTTTATTGATAGAAGTTGAGATTATGTTAATTGGATATAATTTAATTTCACCTTTAATATAATCAATAGTTCCAACATTTCTCCTCACAATCTGTGGTTCTGTTGGAGAATTCAATCTGAATATATTAATTGTTCCAGTTCTCTGATTTTGATTTGGTACATCGGAAAGATAGACAGTTCCTGATATTCCACTTACAGAAAAACCTGATGACTTTATGTTATATCCATTTACATTTTTGATATGAAATCTATTTCCAAAACAAATTTCATATTCAGCAAAAGAATTTAAAAATGCTCTCAAATCTCTTCTCATTGTAATTGTAGTAATGTTTGATGTAATTGCATCACTACTATCATCAATTATTTTTAGAAACTTGCTGTATTTAAATCTTGCGCCAAATTTATTGAGTTCTGTAGAGTCTGAATATGCATTTATATTTGAAGATACAATAGACTTTATAGAATTTGCTGATGGTGCAAGATTGGTATTATAATAAACATTTGAGTTTGCTTCAATATAAAGATATTTTAAATCTACAATCTCTGGAACAATACCAGCTACCGAATATTTTCTAAGTTCTTTTTTTATATTATCTTTAATTAAATTGGAAAGATATCTATCATTATATGGTTTGATGCTTATAAAAACTTTTCCAAATTGTGGAGGTGTAAGTTCTTCTCCGCCATAAACAGAAACTGATTCTGTTTCGGGATATATTGTAGGAATCAATGCTTCATAGTCTGAAGATGTTACGGCACGATTTCTTGATGCATATATCCTAGTAGAATACTTTTTGATGGATTCTACGCTTTCAATGTTAGATCCAAGACTAGATGCCTCTACTGTAGTGATCAGTGATATTCCCGATGTTACAACTCTTTCACTCTGATCAATTAAAGTTCCACTGAAAACAAAAGAAGAAAGTCCATTTGCATTTTCTCCATTAGACACAACATAATTTACTGTAATATAATTTGGTTCTCCTAGTTTTACTCCAAAAATACCATCACCAAAAATTAGTTCATATCTTTCATCTTCAATTTCTTGGATGAAGAAAACAGCAGAATTTGAATTTATATCAAATAAACTATCCGCAAGTGTATATACTCGCGTAACGGTTGATAGTTCGGATGGTTTTACAGTTACATTCAATAATCTAGTGTCGATACCAACATTATCTAAAATAAATCTTTGATTTGGATCAAAGGAACTTACTGTAAAGTTTTGACTTATGCGAGTTCCTTCATAGATTTCAACATCATTAAACTCTGCGATATTATTAGTTACTGGAACAGTAATATCAGATGGAATTATAAATGAGTAACTCTCATTACCAAAAGAGCGAGTTGTGCAAACAACTCCAGATTTTAAGGTAAGTTGTGTTGGAACATTAGTAAAATTTGATGTATCAACGAAAAAAGATATTTTTGCTCTCGCAGATCTTCTTGATCTTGGAACATATCCTATATTTCTTGCCAGTGATACTACATTCTCTCTTAATGTAGCACTATCAATAAACACCTCATTTGCCACCATATTGGCATTATATGAGGTTATGTAAGTATTATACGCAAGCGTGTCAATGATTGTAGAAAGATTCGATCCTTCAAAATCATAGTCAGTGAAATTTGAATTCGATCTAAGGTAATCCTTAATCGAAGTTTTTATTTGATCGAAATCTAAATTAGCGAAATTTACTAATGCCATTAGCGTGTTGGTTGTAATGCAAATGATAACTGTTGTGGTAATACATCAATTCCAACAATTTCATACCTAACAGTTACATTAAATTCTCCATTATCGAAATCCGGAGAAACATCAACAGAAAGTAAGTTCACTCTAGGCTCAAAGTTTTCGATTGTTGTTTTAATTTCTTCTTGAATAGCTGATGCTGTTATCTCATCAACGCTTTCAAAAAGCAATCTACTTACCTTTGAACCAAGAATTGGATTGAAAAATCTTTCTCCCTGGTAGGTTAATACAAGATTGCGAATAGAACGGGCAATAGCGGTTTCATTTTTAATCGCAATGAGATCATAGGTCAACGGATTGACCTGAAATGAAGTACTAATGTCTTTAAAGCCTTTACTTACCCGTTCTACAGGCATGGAAAATTATAAATCTATCTTATTTATCAGCGTTTTTTAGATTCATAAAGAGGTTCTGTTCCATATTCCCAATCATCATAATCTTCATCATTACGAATTTTTGAATGTAACTCATTTTGTACCGTAAAATCATGTTTTTTTGGTGTTAAGTCATCATTTGCAATCTCACGAAGCATCTTTTGCTTCTGAATTTTCTCCTCCCAACCATATTCACTAGCTAAAAATTCAGTCCCCCACTCATTTTTCATGAAATTTTGGTCTTTATCAACTTTTTTAGTCATTTTTTTGCTCCTGATTTGTTAGATCAGAACTTTTTACGGGGTTGCTATCCCGTGTATCGACAAAAAATCCTCTTCTTAGGTAATCTTTATCGTCAATAAAGGTTAAACCCTCCATTCTTTGTGGTCTATCGTTTCTCCAAACGGGAATAGCAACAGTATTGTCATGTCTAAAGTCTGGATTTCTTCTGAAATGCACTTCTATAAGTTTATTTCCTATAAATTCGCAGTTTATCCACTCATAATCTCCTTTTAAGTCATTTAAAACTTCAGGAAATTCTACCTTTCTATCTATTTTATACCACTTTTTCCACTTGTACAAAGGATCACCATTATCTCTTTCTCCTAGTACAACCAGTTGAGATTTTTTCTTATAAAAATCAACACTCATGTGTTCTCCTTCGAATATTTCACACCAGAACTCTGCTGGATGGAAATGATCCGTGTCTTTATCTATCCATTCTATACGAGAAAATCGTCCCATACCAAGTAAATTAATACTTGGTCGGACGATATAATTACCTGAATATGGAACAGACATCCCTGTAGGTCCACAGAGATGCCTTAGACGTGTATTTAAGATTAACTTGTTATATGCCCACAGATCTTCTTCATGAATTGATTTCCATTCATCTTTGGAATCAAAATAATACATGTTCCGATCTGTGACCTTTCTACTATTTAACCTTTACCTTGTCCACGATAACGCTTCTTCTTACCATTACGAGAGGTCGCTGAAAGAAGTGTGCGAGCAGAGCGGCCTTGGCGAGTTTTCTTAGGTGCTCCGGGTTGAAACAAATTACCTTTAAGTGCCATTAGATTTCCTCCATTTCAATTAAACTTAAATCAAATTCTTGATCAGAATAAAACCTTTCTGATAACTCTTGAAGAACCTCAGTACATTCTTCTGCACTGAGGTCTTTATAAATTTTACGCCCATTATAAAGGACATTAAATTTTTTCATCAGATAATACGAGTTTTCTCATGCCCCACACGAATACGAGGATCACACCAGATCTCATATCCTTTATCAATCGCATCAAGACAGAATGAGACATCTTCGCCACACATATCTTGAACTGCACCAGATTCAAAGACTTGCATCTTTGGAGCAAACCAAGGATATTCAAGGTTCTCAAAAACACCCTTCTTAATGAGCACCCATCCAAAACCTGTGTAGTCTACAGTGAATGGCTTCTTACGCTTGCTGATTGATTCCACAGTCTCGTGGTTCATAACTCCACCATTCTTACGGAAATCATCTTCTTCCAACCAGTGTGCTACTGAGGTTGTGTGACCATCTTCTGTTGCATACCATCCAGCACTGATAGGACGCTCCTCACCTTCTGCAGGAAATGCAACATCACACAATTGCCAGAACTTTTCTGTGGTAAACACAATATCACTATCAATCCAAAGTTGATAATCATACTGAAGTTTTCCATCCCAAGGAATTTGCTTTGGTCCACGAAGTACATTTGCACCAAGTACTTTACATCGTGCAAAGTTAACCATTGATGAATAATCTTGAGAAATCTGAATACTCATACCATTCTGTACCATATCAAAGCACAGTTGTACAAAGTTCTTCAGAAAGATAAAAGAACATCCACGACCAGGAAGACAGAATACAATTGTCTTTCCTTTCATTCGTTCCTTAATTGCATCATAATCCCATTCTGCTTCTGCCTTTTTTGTAGGAGCAGCAGCTTTAACAGTGAATCCTTTTGCCATAAGAGAAATAAACCTTCAATGTCAATTTTAACAGTGTATATATGCCTTTGTCAAATTAATGTGAAGAGTTTAAAATAGTATCTTTATTCACAGTTAATTCTTCATAAGACAAATCCTCAACACTATAATCAGTCTTCATAAGACCAACCATATTGTTGAGTGTGTTCCAAGTTGTTATGAATTCTTCTTCTTTTACTGAATGAAATAAACATCTATCCTTTGCATAGATGTGATAAACCTTTTCCATGTGAAAAATATCTCCGGAAATTTTTGTAGTAAATCTTATTTTACTATTGCATTATATATCAGTATGATCAAAAATCCAAGAGGTAGTAGTATCACTCTACTCATTGTCTTTGGATATCTGATTATCCAACCTGCAAGTATCACTCTCCAAAAATTCCAATAGGGTGATCTTCTCATTTCTTCTTTTTCTTTCTTGCAGCATTCTTTTGAGCACAAGACCTTGCAGAACCTTTTGCTTTGTTCTTATTGGGGCGACTTTTACCGTTTTTGTGAATCCATCCAAACACTGAGAAATACCTCCGGAAATTTTTTTATGAGATTGATATAGCTTGGTCGATTTGTCACCTCTGTAGGTTAGGGACTTATCGATTTTCATAACGCATCGCCCGATATAAACAATAAACAACAATATAAATTAACTGCGAATAAGAATACGAATAAACTGCGATTGCACGAATAAAGAATTACAAACTCACTGTTTAATTATAATACCTAACTGTTTCGTTGGTAGTATAAAGAATAAGTGTGATCCCTAAGTATAACTCAGAGACCACACTGTTAGTGATCAGAACTCGATAGGATCTGCGGTAGGTTCGCTGATGCTAACCTCAGCAGATTCGTCACTCATCAGTGTATCCAGAATCGACAGAATCTCAGTGCCAGTGTTACCTTGAGCAAGCAGAGAAAGCATCACGGTCTTAGACATAATAAGGAAAGAAAGAATAGAGAACTGTTTGTGAGTAGTTTAGAGTCATACTCAGGACTGTTTGTGTAACTAACTCAGCGAACTTGTGTCACAAAGTTAGTACCACTGCTACGGTTAGTTCTACAACGATTCCCCTTAGTTTGTGTTAGAATCAGGTCAGATTTGCGGGGTTTGATTGTCTCTAACCGTGTCACCTTAACTTTACCTTGTGCTTCAGCAATTGCAAGGTCGATGTTAGACAGTGTTGCGAACTGGGTAACAGTCATGAGAGTGGAGAATTGTGGTGGGGTTGGTGTTACTGAAGATCAGAGATCTTGCAGCATTTCGTTGATCTCAATGTGGTTGATCTTCTTGCTGTTCCACTTCACACCATCAGGAGTTTCAGTAGAACCACACTCATAAAGACCAGAGATCACATCATCATAGGACTCACAATCCTTTGCGAAATCATAAAGACCAGGATCATTCTGAATCCACAGTGATACATTCCAGGTCTCATAATTCGCCCAACCGTTATAGGTGGTGTCGGTGATGTTGGTCTGGAAAGTGTTGGTCATGAGAGTGGAGAATTGTGGTGGGGTTCGTTTCCTCCCCCCGATGAACCTAATATAACCGATCTGAGGTGCTGTGGGGAACTTTGTGGTCAGTTCCCTCACTGGCACAAGGTATAATAAATACTACAAAGTTAGGTATTAAATGATGAAAGAACATCCAATCTATAATAACATTTTAGTTGCTAAAGACGGGGGCATTTATAGTACAGGAAAGAACTACAAATCTCCTCGCAAATTAAAAGAGAGTTTAGATGAAAGGGGTTATGCAAGAGTGAGAATACAAGTTGGTTTATATAATCAGAAGTTGAGAGCAGTGCATAGATTAGTTGCAGAAACTTACCTGACTAATCCACACAATTTATCAGATGTGCATCATAAAGATAACAATCCCAATAACAACAATTTAGATAACTTAGAGTGGGTAACTCATAAGCAAAACTGTCAACTTTCAAGAAACACCATAGGTAGAAATAAGGCGGCAGAATGGAGAATCTTGCATATAGAAACTAATGAAACCTTTGTTATAAAAAACCTTTCTAAATGGTGTGAAGAAAATAATCTTAACCGATCAAATCTTCACAAGACATTAACAAAGAAAAATCATCACAAAGGTTATCGGATCTTAGAGAAAATCAATCCAGAATCATACCCTCAGTGAAAGGAATTGTGCTTCCCTGATAGTTTACAAACCACTCTCCTTTTCTTTGGAAAATATACTCATCACCGCTGCCATGTGCTTTGAGAATGGCATTTAACCTTGCTTTGGTGGTGTTTGTTTTCCACCCACAATTGAACATCTGCAACCAGGTATCACCAACCGTTGCAATGTGATTGCCATGAAGCATCACATAGTTTGCATCACGCTCAGGAGAATAGATCACCTGAGTGTTATCATTCTTCCAGTCGATGCACTTGGTGATTGCATCATTCATCTGGGTTTCGATCTTTCTCATGGGTGTGTGGTGATCTCTTGACCCTTTTAATATACACGAATCAGATCCCCGTGCTCTTTTATTGTGACACTAGTATTTGTGTCACATGGTATAAACAATCAGAGCAACTTACCAACGATCAGGTGCATTAAGGTCCTCCACATAAGCATCACACTTCTCTGCAGGTTCCAACTTGAATAACTTCTCCCAGTCAATCTGGTGTGGGTCGAAGTCACCGAACACTGATAGATCCAGAGTAACCCTATAACGCTGCTTCTGTGCTTGTTGATACGCAACTGACATAAGTGTGCTCCTGATGTGTATGAGAATACTCTAAGATGCTGTGGGATTTATGTCAAGGGGTTGAGCGTATTTATGAGGAGGTGTTGATATTTTTGAGAGATCTGTGTGGATTTTGTGACGGGGTGCTTGACATTTCGGGGGAGTTCGTGTTACAATGGGGCCTTAGATCACAAGGTCTAGACACATTTATAAGGATAATTATCAGCACCATTATTGATAACGTATCGTATTACTATCACCATTTAATAACAATAATTATCAGACAAATAAAAAGCTCTTTATAATTAAAAAATACATTTATTAATGTTTTTATTACTTTTTAACACTATTTGACTACAATTTAATGGCATACATCTACAAAATCACCAACATTGAGAGTGGGAAAGTTTATGTGGGTAAAACTATCTTTACTCCCGAAAGAAGGTGGAATGAACATAGGTGGGCACTAAACAGAAAGAGACAAAGCAAGATGCCAATTCACCAAGCAATGTTAGAAGAAGGAGTAGAATGTTTTAGATTTGATGTAATTGAAGAATGTTGTGAAAGAGATGTACTAGAAAGAGAAATCTATTGGATAAATGAACTAAACTCACATAAAGATGGATACAATGCAACTACACCAAAAGAGAAAAATAGTTTATACAATAATCTATCAAAAGGAATAAGGAAAAGAAATCATACATAAACATCCTCACCTTCTACATCACACCACTCTAACAAATAATGATCTAGAGTAACACCTATCTTTGTTGCTTCAGTATAATACTCTTGATACTGTTGACCATCAAGAATGAAGAAATCAGTTTCGATCATTGGAGTGAAGAATACGAATCATTTTGGCATGAAACTTATCAGCATCGGTCACACATTCATAAGACAACTGTGCATCTTCGATGTCATACTGTTTCATTTCAAGAGTGTGAATTACATCGCCCAGAAGTTCAGTTAGTGCAAATACTTTGTCAGTATCAGTCATAATGAATTGAATTGATTTACGATACGTTGTGCTTCTTGTGGTGACTTACATGTGGTTGCAATGTAACTATAACCGAATGAGAATGTTCTACGAATCTGATTATCTTCTTGTGTATAAGATCCATGTTTGACTGGTATCAAATTAAGAAGAGATCTGATCATTGATTGGTTGGAGTGAGAGTGTTCCTACAATACTCAAATCGTTTCCATTCTTCATCAGTAAAGTTATCAGATGCGTATGGGATTCCTACTACATAAGCACAAAACTGATTGACGTTTTCGTTTGCTTTTGCAGTTGCGATAATAGCAAACGTAAGGATGATAAATTCAATCGCAAACGTGATGTTTAGAAACTTTCGGTTTCTTTTGGTGACTTGTAGTTTCATTGCATCAAGAGAAAACATTTAGAATTGCTTGTGAAGTATTACGACCAGAGGGATTGTGATAATTCTGATACAAATACTCAAGAACTTGTGCATACTGATCTTCTACACACAACAAACCTTTGACTGGTCGATGAATATCAATCTTTAGAACTTTGCAAACATATTGAACGAAATGTGTTCCTTTTTGAAATACCTTTAAAGTCTTGATTGGAATCAATTTACGATCATTCAGTTCAATAGAATCGGGCACGTTTTGATACCCGAAGAAAGCAGAATCAAAGATTGTAGTGGTCATTGAATCAAATAAGGTGTGCAGGTGATCCACAAGAACGATAGAACTCTACCATCCTTTGTGCTTCTTCAAGTGTAGAGAATGTTTGTGTTCTCCACTCACAAGAATTGTAAGGAGTTTGATACTTAATTGTGAACATCAGGCAATCACCTCAGACCAGCGAATTGGATTGTTGGATGTTAATCTCCAGATGATCATTGATGCTCCACCTTCATTGATAGACCAATCAAATGCAACATCTTGAGCATCATCATAACTTGAACAATACTCTGCAGAATAATCATCAAACTCACCAAATGACTTGGGTTGAACAGCAAACATTTCAGGCACCAATCTCTTCCAGAAAAACCTTTTCAACTGCTAACCATTGAGATTCACTTTTAGAACTAACAAATCTCATGGACGGATCTTGTGACAAAACAAAGTCACAAACCATTTCCCAATCAGCATCCATCTCAAGAATAAACTGTGGGAGAGATTGAAGAATGTCGTTGATCATTGGGGTGCGATTCCTTTGACTCTTTAAGAATACACGATTCTGAGCGCAGTGCTCATTTCATGTGCCAGAGATTGGATTGGCACACTGGTGAGATTTGATCGTTCCTGCTGGTATCGTCTCAAATCTCACCATGCGACTCGCTGAGATCCCTTGCTATCACTCAAGCAAAAACCTGATTTTTCTGCAATTTCACCTGGCAGGTAGGATGTGTCATGCTCTACAATGAAATCACAGAAAAATCAATTATTATCAAGTTCATAAACGATTTGAGTGAGTTGTTCTAACACCTGTGGTGTGAAGTTCTTGATAATTGGTTGCTCTTGATCATCATACAACATTAACTCAAAATCATCGGCAAGATCACCATCAAAGTGCATCAGATTCTCAAGTTGTTGTTCAATTGAATTGATGAGTTGTTCTTGATTCATAATCAGTTCAGAGTGAAAGGAATTGTTTGCAACACATTATCATCAGCATCATACTTTTCATAATTCCAATCATCATTCTCAATGTGCATGTAAGTATGCACATTGCCTTTAGAATCTTCTTTCAACCATGACCCTGCTTGACGATCATAGATGTAACCAGAAGCAAAAAGTGCATCCTCAAAAGTCATAGTTCAATGCTCCAATCAGAATCGTTGAGAAGATTAACCCAGAAGAAGTTTTTACCATTCAGTGATCGTAGAAACACACGATCACCTTTGTTTTGTTCTACAATACACTCAGGATTTGATTCCATCAGATTGCAGAACCTGTTTTTGCTTTTCTTAC